AGTCATACCTTTAAGATCCTCTGAGTTAGTTAAGATATCAAAAGTTAATGTAACGATATGATTAAACTTCTTGTGCATTGGTATCCTCATTGTTAAAGACCATTGAACCACCATCATCAATAGCAAACCCAATCTCCTTGAGTCTACCATTCTTACGATCATAGTATAATGCAGTAGCAATTCCAGCACGACCAGTCAACCGATTTTTAAGTACACGGATGATGGTTGTATTAGCAACGGTATCATCCGAGTTCTGTCTATCTCGTTCAAGAGCAACAACAGTATTGGGTACTGAAGACAACGCACCAGATCCTCTAAGATCTTGTAATGTGATACGGTCACCCTCTTCAAAAGCTTTATCAGTCTTCTTAAGTTGTGAAACAATATCAACATGCACACCTGTGCGTACAGAGATGGCTCGTAGTTCTTTCATAAGTGTATCAATGATGATACGCTCTGAGTTACCACCATCCACATCTTTGTTGGTAATACCAAGCAAGCCAGCAGCAGCAGCCGTAATGTGATCAAGTACAATGACATCAACCTTTAATGACACAGCCATGAACTCCATTCGTGCTAATAGATTACTCATGGCGTTGTTGCCAAGGTGATCATAGACATAGAAGGAAGTCTCAGATAACTTTTGTCTAGCCTGTGCATACTCTTCATTAGTAAAGTCATTTACAAAATCCATGTTAATTTTAGGCTTACCTAATTTAGTACGGAGATCATTCATCATCCTACCCGCCATGATAGCACGGACAGGTTTGTTTAAGATCAAGCTGATCATGTCATCCATAGTCTCCTGTGGTGACTCCTCAAGCATGATAGCACCGACTGATCTTCCTTCTTCAAGATGATTCAAGATCAACTCACGGAGGATTGTAGATTTACCAGAGCCAGTACCAGAAGCCCACAAGGTAATCTCACCACCACGCTGACCAATCAAGTATTCTGATAGTGTATCAAATGGAAATGGGTATACTTTAGTGTTAGAGATATCAGTTGAGTCACGAACAATAGATGAGATGTGTAAGATTTCATCGGGTGAATACTGTTGTGCTTCCCATATAGCGGAGACAACAGCCTTGCCCTGTGCATTCATAAGACATTCATTAGCGTCCTTGTATGGAAGCTTAGCGATCTTACATTTTCCAGGAGGTAGGATATCAGCAACAGCCTTAGCAGCATCACGACCTGGGGTATCGTTATCAAAACACAATACAACTTCTTGATATGAACAAACAAAGTCAAGGTTTTCTTTAATAGATTTGACAGCGGATGATGCACCATTAGGTAAGCTAACGACTGCCCATGTACCACCTAACAGTTGGTTTACAGTCATGCAATCAATCTCACCCTCAGTAATGATGACACGCTTACCACCACCAGTACGCCACAGGTGTTGACCAAACAACTCAAGCTTCTTTGTATCACCCTTCCAGAAGAACTGCTTATCAGGACCTCGGAGATGCTGGGCAACTAAGTCAGTACCGTTATAGTAATTAGCAATCTCTACTTCTTTACCATTTATGATAGCAGACTCATAGCCATACAAGCGGCAAGTCTTCTGATCAATGTTACGGTGTTCTAATCCAACGATAGTACCCTTGGTTGGTTTCAATACACCAGCATTCTTAACCTCTTCAGTTCTTTCGATCACAGTATGATCTCCTTTTTTCTCGTAGTGTTTACATGCAAAGCAATACCAATGGTCATCATACTCAACAAAGTTATTACACTTGTTGTCATTACCAATTGAAGCACACTTAGGACATTGCTTCTTAATACCAGTTGTCATTGTGTTTCCTTTCTAGAGTATCTAGATCAAGCAACATCTTTTTTTCAATGCTATAACTCCAATAACGATAAACACGCATATGGTCTTTGGCATCGCACAAAATCTCGTATCGTACATTTTCATAGTGTTTTATTGACATCTCATTAAGGTCTTGGTTTATCATTATCGAATCTCCAGATATTTCCAACATATAGGGAACCGTTCCTTACAAATCTTTCCTACTTCTTTAGCATACAAAGATGTCTCAAGCTGAACACCATCGTGTGATCGCAGCTTGTACATGCGTGACCATGCATACAATGATCCAGACCATATCCACTCAGTCATCATAGACTGTGGCAGGATCATTCGTGCTTGCTCACCACACACATCAGACTCAATCATCTTCTCATACAAAGCCTTGCAATCTAATTGTAACTTTAGATACTGTCGCATTAACTTTGTATTATCAACAACTTCATCAAGAGATGAGCCTTGCTTTTTATTAGCACAGTTTTGTCTAAGATACTCAGGTATCCAAAACGATATGTCAGATGTGACATAGCGTCTTGATACTTCGTTCCAACTAAAACCTATCTGATGCTTAGCTAGTTGTCGTGCGATAAAAACAGGAGCCTTGAATCTCATTGAAATAAAACAATGAGAGAAAGGACTCCAGTGATTATGTTCTGCAAGATAACTAATTAACTTTTCATTCTGCCAATCTGAGTAAGCAAATGATACCTTATCAAACGATACTCTTGCTGCATCAACCACACTATTATCTGTACCCATATGATCTACATATTCTACAATACTCATTTAGTTACTCCTTATAAAGCCAGTTAGGAGACTCGAACTCCCACCTCCGTGAAACGGAATGCTACCAATTACACCAAACATGGCTCGTCTTTACTTAATCTTATTACTAATAGACAGCGTGAAGTAACCATCGGATGAGCGATCTGCCCACTGCTTCGATGCAAACATAGCAAAAATTTGGGAATCATCTTTCCAAAGTTTACCATTCATTGCATCGAACACAGCCTTGACATAATTATCAACATCACCTCTTGGATATTCCAACTCTGTTTTCTTAGGTTGTCTTATATACATTTCTAAAGATACAACGATGGGCTTGGTGATCAACTCACGCTCTGTACCCAACACTTTATAAACTTCTTCTGAAGCTTTCTCTTTGAACTCTTTATAAGGACCTGTGTAATAAGCTCCCCACTTGCTGACTCTAGGGCGACTAGCAGCTACAGGGGATATGTTGAAAGTCCACTCCATTAAAACGGAATGTCTTCCTCGATAAGCTCATCAATCTTTTCTTTAGTAACGGTTGGTTTAGATTCGACAAAGGTAGAGCCATCAAAGCCACCCTCTACTGGTTCAAAACCAGAAGATGGTTTATACTCACCCTTCTCAATAATCTGAACGCCATTAAGATAAAGACTTAATGAGTTATCACGATCAAGAACCATTGGTTGCAGCTTAAGTCTTACCTTATCGCCACCAAACGCAACCGCAGCAGTTTCTTTAGACGCAGCATCAACGCATGGGAACTTACCATCCGCTGATTCAACATGAGTCTTGCTCTTGAATTTAATATACTTAACATCATCCTTCTCAGTCATACCATTCAACTTCTTAGCACCAGACTTCTTAGTAAGCTCAGTTAAAAGCTTCTGAAGTTTAGGTGTAATCACAACTGTGATGTTATGATTAGCTGAGTGTACACCAAAGTTAACATCAGGCTTATTTAAGTTAGACCACTTGACTTCAAGTGTCTCAGTTACCATTGCTGGTAGTCGTGTCTTTGCCATTTGCATTCTCCTGTTGTTTACCTGTTGCGATTAAACGAGTTACTTGCTCGTTAATATTTGTAACCATACCTGTCAATACATAACTAATGTTTGACAAATATTCGATTACACTTACTCCACTAACTTGTGGAACTGGCTGCGGTTGTTGAATTGTTTCAACTGGCGTAGCTTCTACATCAATAATATTACTTTCCATAGTGTCTCCTTTCTTACGATACTTCGTATCTATAGCCCCAACCATTGGGGTTAATTCATTGTTCAACTATATCCGTAAATGCATCCATGCTACATCTCTCAAGATATAATGGTGTTCCATTTCCAACCCAAGACCCAGCTATATTATAATTAAAATACTCCATAGCATCTTCATAAGACATCTTGTCTTTCTTTTGAAGCACACCAAGAATAGTTTCCTTACAATATACGGCTAGTAAATTACCACCAAAGCATTCAACATAACCCATGAATGCCTTACCAAAATTATTAGGTAAGACCATTGGTTGCGCTGGCTTAGTTAGATCAGTAATTCTATTCTCTAACTCTGTGTTTTTATTTAAACCTATTCTAGTAAGAGATCTTTGAATTTTAAGCAACTGTTCTAATTCTTTAATTGTATTCTTCATTATACATCCATTGTTTCAAGATAGGGGAAACCATTGATTACTACTCCGCAAGACAGCATTGGTTTCTTAACATAGTAAGAACCATATGACATACTTGGGTGTGTGATGTCAACACCACTACCTACATTCATACCAAACACACGATGAGATGGACCATTCAACCAGTTAATACCAGCAATAGAATGATGATGTCCTTGTACTGTAGAGCAAGCACTAACCTTAGCAGAGTTAAACGCTGGGTATTGTGATGATGCACCAGTACCATGAGTATATAATACACCATCTACTAGCGTACTATCTTTCCAAGTCCATCCTGGGGTAGCATATAACGCAGCAAATGGTTTAATATACATCCTTGGTATACCACGATCAGCGGCAAGTCTACTTACACGATCATCATGGTTACCAATGCATATGCTCATGCTTGGAAATTTTTTGTACCATTTTTTAATACACTTAAGTGCAGCTTCATACTCAGCAACAGCACTCTCATTCTCAGGGTTTTTCTGATGGAATGAAATGTTATGGTGATCAACAACATCACCAATATGGATTACCTTATCACACTTCCATTTAGTATGGATACCACTAACAAAATTAAAGTAATCTTTGTGAACAGCAGGGAAATGTGTATCCCCAATTACTAATACCTTAGCCATTTGTTTCCTTTGTATCGAGGTCATCAATGAATAAATTCATATTCATATTTTTACCAGAGACCTCTATGTTTCTTAACTTAAACTCTATCATACAGTTCTCTAAAAAGATATCAGAGAGTCCATCAGTAGGGAACCATATGTTTATGACCCTTTCAACATCGGTTGAAACAGCCATTTCTACTACTTGTAATAGCACAGCTTCCATATCAGCTTCGCTACGAACTGGTATTAAATTCTTACGATTTCTTTTTCTTTTTCCTTCGGACATTAACACTAAGCCTTTCAATTGAGACAATCATTCCCAATGGTATTCTATTTATAACACCAACACAATCACTACTGATGGTATCAGCAATAGTAATGCATTGTTTATTTCTACACAATACATACCCAATACTAATTACAGTTGGTAATGGTGTTAACATTTCTCTCATACACTCTTCTAACTCAAGCCAACCGCCATCACCAATAGTCTCAGCATCTAACCAAGTAATCTTAACAGGTTTAGTGGAAGATATAATTTGCTTCAAGAACGGATGATACATTGAAACATCCCCCTTGGGGCGGTGTAGGTAGCGTAATCCCGATCTGTTTCTCGACTTCACCTTTGAGGGTTTCGAGAAGCGGTTCCTTGTGCATTTCATAAAACTCTTCCTTTGTAAATTGTTTAAGCATAGGTATCATTGGTGCGTAACAACCAAAGCTATCATGCACCATACTAAAATCTTCCATGCCAGCATTCATACATCTAACTGTTGTCATCCACATATGACTAGCATCTAAACTATGAATGTAGTTAGGACTAATAGCAAGATTAACCTGTGTTTTATCAATTGTTTTACCATCTGATGAGCCAAAGTTTAACTCTTTCATATTAAATAACTTGGCTACGGAGCGGCGAGATAAGATCTCAAAGTATTGATGCACCACATGGAATCCACATGGTGTAGTCCACTCAAGAATCTTACCAGTATTGCTAGAGATATCAGCGATATCCTTCAGCCATACCTTACCCTCATTAGCCTTTGTTAATGTGTTCTTTAAAGCACCGTCAATATAGGTAGCTAGTTCCATTACAGCACCAGCCGACTGTTCTTTTGGAACCCAATCTAAATGACCTTCAGACTTACAGTATCTTCTGATACCATAGAAGGTAACACCATAAGGGTCAGTCATTACTGCCCTCTTGGGTACTGATCTAGGTATTTTATTATTCCAATGCTCAAGGAACTTTACAGCCCATACCTTTGTATCGTCATCAACTGTAGGATCTTCAACATCCTTCTTCATGGTATCTGTAATGGTATCAGCAACAAAGCCATATAAATCTTGTGGATCAGTAGTGCTAGTAAGATTAACTTTGTATGCCAAGTATTCATCTTTCATTAGAGCAGCCCAATGTTGAACGCCATTACATGAACCATCAATTTGAATTGGTAACTGTGTCATACCATCAGTACGACACAACTCAAAGATAGCAGCCAATCGTTGGAACGATGGGTTCTTTTTCTTCTTATCACTAACCCAAAAGGATCTCATATCATAAGGATCTTTTGCTGTCTCAGTTATGTTAACATGGTTAGCATCTACCCACCTGATACGATCCTCAAAAGATTCTTTATCTTGGTCAAACAGATTAGCCAAGTGTATCTTTAACCAACGAGTACCCTGCTCTGTCTGCTTCACAGGCTTAGCAAAGTGTATGAGTGACCTGTCGAAGTCCGATGCTTGCGGTGATAATAGATCACATGTAGTGTAAGCACGACCACGAAAGTCACAGGTGTAGACATGATAGAAGAATAATTGTTTGATTAAATCTTGGGCTAACTTTAATCGTACTAACATACGACCTCGGCTACGCTCTTCTTTATACCATAACGAATAAGATTCTTCTCTCTTACTACACCACTTGGATTGCT